TCTGTTATCGTCCAGTCACTCATGAAAGCATGAGCTTCAAAGGAAACAGGATTCATTGATAATGTGACTGCAAATACAGCAATTGCTGATATTAATTTCTTCATAAATTTAATCCTTTCGTTTTTCAGTCAGTTTCTGATACATCTTCATCAGCTCCGCCACACATTCACTTTCGGTCATGGTTTTGTAATCGAAACCATAAGCCAGCATAGCAGCTTTATCGTTGGCTTGGTGAGTCTTATGGAGTTCAGAGGGCATAATTGTTTCGTCATACAAATCAGTGATGGAACAGTCAGGATATTCCGCTCTTGCATTAAGAATCATCTTTCGTCAGGATTGCACTGATGGAAATTTTCTTTTTTGTATAATAATTCTAAAAGATATGCATTGATATTATTTACTTAAAAAGATACTGAACAATTTCTTAAACAAGTCTCTATTTTAAATTATTGATTATTCCATTCTCCATATCTGCAATTGAGTATATGGTTTCCAACACATCAAATGTTTCTTCAAGGTTATGTTTTGCACTTTGCCAGCCTTTACCATCTGTGAACCATACGAATGTAAATCCATCGATAGTATCCACTTCCTGAGCAATCTGCTTATAACTTCTTGCAGTTTCATTCAATTTAGAACCACCACTTGCATAAAAATTAGTTTCCATACCATAAATCATATTGTCAGTCTTTAAAACAAAGTCAAACCGTTTTTCAGCCTTGCCTTGATTTGAAATCGGAGAAAGGTCAATTCCCCATTTTTCTGTTATTTCATGTATATACATCTCTTTGAAATAGTTCTGACCTTTGACATATCCAGCTTTCACAATAAAACTTTCCACAAGATCTTCCATGAGATGACCGCCACGATTCTTTCTTCCGTTGGAATCAAGTCCTGTTTCAACGCCTGTTGCGTAGTCAACAAGGCTGTGTATGATATGGTTCTCCATAAGGTCAAATAGCCCCGTTTTACGCATAAACACGGAATAATATTCTGGTGAATCATTCATCTGCTTAAAATTATACAAAAAAGCTCCATCACCATCTATTGCATATATTTCATTCGCTCTGACAGCAAGTAATAAAGGTATACACTTTAACGTTTCAGGATATTTGCTTATTATCTGCATAAATTCATTTTCAATATTCTTTGAGCCAATTAAAGCATTCAAGATGTTCAGTTCCACCTTAATACTATCAACGTTTCTATGTACCTTTTCAAAATCGATATAGTATTCATAATTGGCAATACTATCTCTAAATTTTCCGAGCCACTCATTGAAATTACGTTTCATATGATTATCCTTTCAATAGTTACAAATTAGAAGTTCGTTAATCGCCCCTCTGCCTGTAGCCTTGCTGTTTATCACTCTAGTCGCCTGTACTCTATTGATAACAAACATACTATATATATCATCAAAGAAATTGTCGTTTTCATCAGCGTTCTTGGGATCTGAATTACTTGCCACGAACTTAGCACCTTTTTTGGAGATACTTTCAATGAAATGCCCCAGTTCAAGCTGTTCCTTGTCACCAAATTCCGTTTTGGCATATGAAGTAAAAGAAGATGTTACTGTCAGCGGACGATAAGGTGGATCAATATAAACAAATGTGTTACTATCAATAAATTCATCGCATTTGCTATAATCACCACACTGTATCTGAACCCCTTCCAGCAAATCGCTGATCAAGCAAATGTTCTCAGTATCACAAATGCACGGTTTCTTGTAAGAACCCATCGGCACATTGTGCAAACCCTTAGCATTCACACGATATAAACCGTTAAAGCAAGTCTTATTCAAAAAGATAAATAAAGCAGCTTTCTCGACAGTATCCGCCTTGGAAATAATAAGTTCATTGAAACGGTTACGTTTACTATAATAGTAAACTTTGCGTTCATCCGTATCCATAACCCAGAAGTCTGACTGCATATTTTCAAGCAATGAGATCACTTCTTCTGCATTATCCCTGATTTGAATGTAGGTGTTTATCAGTTCAGGATTTATGTCATTTATAAGAACTTCTTTTAAATGAAAGTTAGCAAGTATGTCAAGTAATACTGCACCTCCGCCAACAAACGGTTCACAGTATTTTTCAATTTTAGCAGGATATTTTTTTCTTATTACATCAAGTAATTGCCTTTTACCGCCTACCCACTTAATAAATGGTTTTATCGTCTTAAACATATGTATCACCATCACCTTGCAAATATCTCTGTTTCCATTATACCACAAAACTACACTGATTGCAAGTCTGAATATATGTTTTCCTACATAAAGAACCTGTTCTTTCAAAAAGAGCAGGCTTTTTTTTATTGTCATTTTTCATGCACTTTTTGCAGAAAAACAGCAGAAATCAACTGAAAATCCATAGTTTTCTAACCTCCATTTTTTAATGTAAGACGATTATATAATAGCATATCTCAAAAACCATATTTTCCAAAAAAATTTCACTGTCATGAAATGTTATAATGATTCTGTAAACAATGATTTTTAGCTGTAAGTCTGCCTTGAAGCAGACTTTTTCATATTTCAGAAAATATTATCAGTTGTTACTTTTAACAAAAATCGTTTTTAGAAATTGTATATGATGCTGATTTTTCAAGAAATCTTGCCCGGATGAATTTCTGAATGCCAGTCATAAGTAGAAAGGAAAATTGTCTGGAAAAAAGATTATGCTTTATCATATTTTATTCAGCATTTTACAAATATATCAGTTCTTCTGTGCAGTAATTAAAATTTTAATATTCAAGTCCGGAAATGTATGCAGACAACGGCATGGGATATTTCAACAGGAAAAATTCAGCTGTGCTGAGAATTGTTGAAATAGCCTGACTGTTAAAATTGACTATTTCTGCAATATTCCTGTTTTCTGTGTCGCTTCTGCATTCGGCAGAAAGGTGCTTTTATGAAAACAAAAATTTATATTCAGGTATTGGGTGATTTTATAGAAGTCAGGAAAACAGTCTTTCATGCATTTTATAACAGTTGTTCTTCTGAGAGGAAACGGCTGCAGCAGGAAGGAAAATGCTTCTGCCCTCAGAAAATGATATGGAAATGTGACTGTGACTGTATAAATTGCCCTTTTTTCTGTAAATCAGAAGCAGATACAGCTTACAATGATAGAATTGAAAATATTCCGGCAGAAGACACTACAGAAAGCCGAATCAGTATGATAGCTTTAAAACAGTTAATCAAAGAAATTTCGGTTATCTATCCTGATGCAGAAATGATTATCTGGATGCGTTATATTGGATATTCAGACAGAGAAATTCAGGAAATTTCTCATATTCCACGCAGAACCTTTGAATACAATATTGCAACAGCTTTGAAAAAGCTCAATGTACATATTGATGACTATCTTTGAAATTGTGAATATTTTGTAAACATATTTCAAATACAACAAAAGGTGTCGTTTTCGAGGTGTACAATGCAAGAAACCGAACAGAGGAAGTGAATCTGATATGAATCTTGCAGAAAGACGGAGCAAAATATAGCTCGGCACCGGTTAAATCAAAATAGCGATGAAAGGACGGAGAAAAATGTACATCAAAGATAAAATTTGTAGAATCACAGTCAGTGAAAATGAAAACATGGATGTTGCATGGCTGATGTCTTTTGCAGCAGAAAAATCTACAGTTGACCCCTGGACAGCAAAACTGCTGAAAAGAGCTTCCGGATTGCTCAGGGAAACAACAGGTATCTGTATAGCATTACTGCATAATACAGAACAAATACACAGATGTTCAAATTCAGCAGAAGAAAGACTGCTGAAAGCAATTTTTGAAGGAGATGGAGAAAATGATGAAGAAATTGATACAACCCAATGAGGACAAGCTCACGATTGCCAGAGAAATGAAAGCCAAAGCAGACAGCGGAGCAGTGGATGCGGAAACGGCTGAACTGCTCCGCATCGGAGCGAAAATGCTTAAAGAAATGGTGTTTTTCTGTGCAATCCGCAGCAATCTGAAAAAACTAAACCGGAGGTGAACTGACATGGCAACGCTGTATGAAATCGAATCCGCAATTTATGACTGTGTAGACGGTGAAACAGGTGAGGTTATCGATGAAGAAAAGCTCAATGCCCTGATGATGGAGCGAAGTGCAAAGCTCGAAGGCGTGGCACTCTGGATAAAGAATCTGGAATCTGATGCAGTGGCAATCAAGGCGGAGCGTGACAATCTTGATAAGCGTATGAAATCAGCCGAAACCAAAGCGAAGTCTCTCAGGAACTGGCTGACAAATGCACTCAATTTTCAGCCGTTTGAAACGGCAAAAGTCCGCATTTCTTTCCGAAAGTCAACCACAACAGAAGTAGATGCTGAACTGCTTCCAAAAAAGTGGAGTGTGAAGAAAATTACTTATACTCCTGATAAGGCAGCTATCAAATCGGCACTGCTTGCAGGCAAAAAAATCAAGGGTGCATCTCTTGTAGAACACCAGAATATTCAAATCAAATAACAGGAGGAAACATTCATGGCATTCAAAAAAGTACAGCGAAAAGCTGTAAAAATGCGTGTCGCCCTTGCAGGTCCAAGCGGAGCAGGAAAAACTCTTTCTGCTCTCTACCTTGCATATGGTGTCACAGGTGACTGGGAAAAAATCGCCCTCATTGATACGGAACACGGCAGAGGGCAGTTTTATGGCAATCGTTCTGACCTCAATGTTGGAGAATATCTCTATCAGGAGCTGACCCCGCCGTTTTCCGCTGAACGTTACATTGCAATCGCAAAGGAAGCACAGGAGGCAGTCGGGACAGACGGTGTTGTAATTATCGACAGTTTTTCCCATGCGTGGGAGGGTGAAGGCGGTGTTCTTGACTTCAAAGAAACTGTCGAACAGCAAACCGGAAAAAATTCTTTCACAGCATGGAACGATGCAGGCAAAAAACAAAATTTATTGATAAATAAACTGCTTTCACTCGATTGTCACGTCATTGTGACAATGCGTACCAAAATGGCTTATGCTATGGAACAAAATGAACGTGGGAAGACCGTACCTGTTAAAATTGGACTTGCACCTGTTCAGCGTGAAAATACAGAATATGAGTTTGATTTAGTGCTGAATATCGCAAGAAATCATATTGCAATCGTTTCCAAAGATACGACTTTTCTTGACAACTGGAACGGCATAATTACTCCTGAACTTGGCAGTTCTCTCCGTGACTGGCTGTCTAAGGGCGTAGAACCGTGTAGATGTGCCGACTGCGGAATGGTTATCACGAGTAACGCAAAGAAAACGGCTGATGAAATTGCACAAGGTACGCTCAAAAATTATGGCAGAATGCTTTGTTGGAATTGTATGCTGAAAGAAATCAAAAAACGTAAGGAGCAAGCCGAAAATGAAACAACTCCGTCCATATCAGACTGATATTGTCAATCGTGTGAGACAAGCCTATCTGCACGGCTTCAAAGCTCCTTGTGTGGTTTTGCCGTGCGGAGGCGGCAAGTCCGTGATTGTCGCTGAAATTGCGAAACGTACCACGGACAAGCAAAATCATGTATTATTTCTTGTGCATCGAAAAGAACTCGTTGACCAGATTCAGAAGACATTCAGTTATTGGGGTGTTGATATGAAAAATACCGATATTATGATGGTCCAGACAGCTACAAGAAGAATTTCAAAATTACAAAAACCCGCATTGATTATAACTGATGAGAATCATCATTCCAAAGCTGCAACTTATCGAAGAATTTATAATTCTTTTCCGAATGTCTGCCGTCTTGGAGTGACTGCTACGCCTGTACGACTGGACGGTTCAGGTCTGGGAGATGTCAATGACGTTCTGATTGAGGGTGTTTCCGCAAAGTGGCTGATAAAAAATCATTATCTTGCCCCATATGATTATTATGCTCCGTCAATCGCTGATTTGACAGGAATCAAAATTCAGCACGGCGAATATGAAACTATTTCCGCACAGAAAGCACTCATGAAAACGGCTGTATTTGGGAATGCTATCAGGCATTACAGAGAGCTTGCAGACGGAAAGCAGGCAATCTGCTACTGTGTTTCGGTTAAGCACTCTATGGCTATGGCGGAGGAGTTCAGAAATGCCGATATTTCATCAGAACACATTGACGGCAACACTCCGAAAGATGAACGGGAACGTATTATTTCTGAATTTCGTAGCGGAAAAATTAAAATTCTCTGCAATGTGGATTTGATTTCAGAGGGCTTTGACGTTCCCGACTGCGAGTGTGCAATCCTGCTCCGACCGACAAAATCCCTGACTTTGTACATTCAGCAGTCCATGCGGTGTATGCGTTACAAGCCCGATAAACGGGCGATTATTATCGACCATGTGGGGAATTATGCACGTTTCGGAATGCCTGATGCTGACCGCAAATGGAATCTGAATGCAAAGAAAAAATCAGAACGGAATCAGGAAGCTGAAGAAGAAGTCAAAGTCAGGCAGTGTCCTGAATGTTTCTATACGTTTGAACCGCCTGCATTCGGACGGGCTGTTTGTCCGAATTGTGGCTATATTTTCCCAAAAAAGGAACGGAACATCAAGAACGAAGAAGATACAAAATTAACAAAAATCACAGGTTTTGTTCTTGAATACGATTCGCCTGAACAGTGCCAAAATATGCAGGAATTACAGGAATATGCTCAAAAACATGGTTATAAAAAAGGCTGGTGCTACTATCAGGCAAAACAGAGGGGGTGGATACCATGACCGAAGAACACAGAATTCAGAATGAAATCAGGCTTGCTTTATCCCCATACTGCGTGATTTTCAGAATCAATGTCGGAAAGGGATATACACCTGACGGCAGATATTTTGATACAGGTGTTCCAAAAGGGTTCTCCGATTTATTCGGATTCCGCAAATCTGACGGAAAAGCAGTATTTATTGAAGTCAAGACACCCACAGGCAAGCCGTCACAGGAACAGTTGAAATTTCTCGATACCATGCGAAAAAACGGTGCAATTGCAGGGATTTGCAGAAGTATCGGAGATGCAATGAATTTAATTTTAGGAGGTAATTAATATGGGATTTTCTACCAATTACGATGATGTGCAGGAATTTGACCTGATTCCCGCAGGACAGTATGAAGTCATCATCAAAAACATTGAGGAACGCACCACTCCCAATGGTGCAACAGGTCTGAATCTGTCGCTTGTCATTCGCAATGATGTTGACCAGAAATACCAAGACCGCTATCTTTTCCATACGCTTTGGAAACGTCGTGAACCGACTGATGCAGACAATCAGGTGCAGGGTTACAGTTTCAAACAGGTGATGCTCCTTGCAAAAGTGACAGCTCTTCCAAGTGGCAAGCCTTATGCAGATGTTTATGAACTCTGCAACGATTTGAAAGGACGTGTCATGCTCGTGACCGTTGGAAGCCGAGAATATAACGGCAGACAGCAGCAGGAAATCAAGTATATGAATCCGTCCAAATTTCCTGAAAATCACCATGTTTTTAAAGAAAAGCCAACCATCACTGCTGATACTGTCGCACAGCGTCCGGCTGAAACTTTTGCAGGTACATCGGCAAATCTCGGCAGTCTTGACGAATTTCAGGAAATTATCGGTGATGATGACGTGCCGTTCTAATCCAATACCAACCGTATTATTTGTCCTGCGGAGGGCTGAAATGTCCTCCGTACACGGACATTATTCAGAAAGGAGTTTTTATTATGACATTACTTGAATTACAGAAAATTCTCGGTGAGAGAATCCGCATCGCAAACGACAGCGAACTCAGTTTGGAAGACCGCAAAAAGGAAAATGAAATTTCGCAGACGATTTCTTCCCTTGCCAAACAGATGATTAACAATGCCGATGTCGTTCTCAGAACGGACAAGCTCGTATCAGAGGGAAAATTGCAGGATTCCAACATTGAAAAGCTGGTGGGCGGAAATGTATAATGCACCATATACAGATGAACAGAAAGAATTTATCAGACAGCACTGCTCTGAAATGACAGCCGCTGAACTTATGATTCTGTTCAATGAAACTTTTCACGAAAACAGAACTAAAAAAGGCTTGCAGTATTTCATACGGTCAAACGGACTAAAATGTGTCTGTCCTAAAAATACATGGGCGGACGGTTTCACGGAAGAACAGAAAGATTTCATGCGGAAATACGGTGGAACGATTTCAAGACCAGCTCTTACGAAAAAATTCAATCAGCATTTTGGTACATCTTTTTCATATGGTACAATCAGAAACTGGTGTTACAGAAACAAAGTGCCATGTATCAATAAAAATTTTCGTTTTACTTCTGAAACTTCTCCTAGATGGCAGAAAGGAATGCCTGCTGATGAATTCAAATCGCACTATACGGACGAATCATTCAGAAAAATGACAGAATCCATGCGAAAATCGAATATTCAGTATCATATTGGTGATGAAATTCTCCGTCACGGTCTGCCCTGCATCATTATCAATGAAAATTTCGGACATGGCATTGATGCCAGAATCGAAAAGAAAGATGTTCATGTCTGGAAACAGCATTACGGCGATATTCCGAAAGACTGTATGCTGATTCATATGGATAATAATCCAATGAACTGCGATATTGAAAATCTGCGATGCATTCCCAAAAAATACAGGGCGTTTCTTGTCCATAACGACTGGTGGAATGCTCCTCCCGAAGTCAAAGAAGCCGCCTTATTATGGTGCGAACTTTACTATTTATTAAAAGAGGTTTAATATGAAATATTTTAATAATGAGGGCTATGCAAGCCCGACTGAATATGAAGCAATCAATCGTATTCAGCGTGAAGAAACAAAGAAAAAATACCGTCCTTTGGTGTACATCTGTTCGCCATTTTCGCATGGTGATGTGAAAGAAAATGTCAGAAATGCTCGCTGTTACTGTCGCTACGCTGTTGAACATCATGCGATTCCTTTCGCTCCGCATTTATTATTCCCACAGTTTATGAATGACAGTAATCCTGCCGAACGCAGTCTTGCAATGCTGATGAATCGTGTCATGCTCGGAAAATGTGATGAAATCTGGGTATTCGGCAGTGTCATTTCTAAGGGCATGAAGCGTGAAATCAAGTGGGCAAAACGCAAAAAACTGCGTATTTGTCATATCTCTACTGATGTCAATGCTGAATATCAGAAACGCTCCTCAAGGAGAGAAAGGAATAAATATTATGAATGAATTAAGAATTTGGAATTATGAAGATACCACAGTTCGTACTATCGAAATTGATGGGGAAATATGGTTTGTTGGAAAAGATACAGCCGAAATTTTGGGTTACAGCAATACCAGAGACGCACTTGCAAAACACGTTGATGATGAAGATAAAGCTACCGTCGCAATTCACGACGGCAGCCAGAACAGAAATGTAACTGTTATCAACGAATCTGGTGTGTATGCTTTAATCTTCGGCAGTAAACTTCCAGATGCAAAAAAATTCAAGCATTGGGTGACACATGAAGTTCTTCCCGAAATCCGCAAAACGGGTACTTATGGTGAATTTTCTCCTCTGCTTCAGCTCCTGATTCAGCAAGAAAAAGGAATAAAAGTATTACAAATTCAAATGGACACAATTCGTGATACAATGGCTCTTGACCGTGACAACTGGAGGAATCAGAGCAATGATATTGTTCGCAAAATCGCTGTAAAGCGTTATCAGGATGCAAGCATGGCATTCTATGTCTGGAATGAAATCTTTGATTTAGTAGATGCCCGTGCAGGTTCAAAAATTATGGTTCGTCTCCACAATATCAAGAACCGCATGAAAGAACGTGGCTATAAAATCAGCGATGTCCGCAAGGTAAACCGCTTTGATGTTATTGAACAGGACAAGCACCTGAAAGATGCATTGATTTCTATTGTCCGTGAAATGGGTATCAAGTATAATGTCTGAAAGAATCAGCAGAAATTGCATATTTCCATGCAAAAAAGCCTGAATTTTTTGACGTTGATAAAATCAACTTAGGAGGTAATTTCTATGTATGAAGCAATTCCAAACGAATTAAAAGCCGTCCCAAATTGGGTGTGCTGGAAGTCAGAACCCGACCCGAAAAGTCATTCTGGCATCAAGAAAATTCCCATCAATCCGAAAACAGGCGGTCAGGCAATGTCTAATAATCCTGAAACATGGAGCAGTTTTGATATTGCTGTCAGAGAATCCGCAAAATACAGCGGTATCGGCTTTATGTTCAGCAATTCAGGATTTTTCGGAGTAGATTTGGACGACTGCCGAGAAGCGATTGAAGACTACAGCACAGACGGAACGAACAATATCGTTTATGAATTTATTTACGGATTAAATAGCTATACGGAGCTGTCGCAGTCGGGGAACGGGATTCACATTATCTGCAAGGGCAGACTTCCCGAAGGTGCAAGAAGAAAAGGCAAAGTTGAGATGTACGATAAGGGCAGATATTTCATCATGACAGGAAATTCCATTTCTGAATTTGATGAAATTGCAGATTGTACGGAAACGATTCAGCCCTTGCATGAAAAGTATCTTGGTGGAAATTCTCATACTTCCCAATCCGCACAGCTCCCCTTGACACCGCCAACTCTGACCGAACAGGAAATTATCAGCAAGGCGATAACTTCACAAAACGGCGATAAATTCGCAAAATTATATCAAGGCGATATTTCGGACTATCCGTCGCAGTCGGAAGCAGATATGGCATTCTGTGCAATGCTTGCATTCTGGTGCAACGGTGATACAGCACTCATGGACAGAATTTACAGAAGTTCCGGCTTAATGCGTCCAAAATGGGACAGAAAGCAAAATCAAAGCACTTATGGAGCGATAACACTTGCAAAAGCCGTTTCAGATTGTGCCAACTTCTATACACCATCTGCACTTGACCATTATTCTCTTACAATCGGCAATATGGCAAAACCGCCATCTCCTGAGAAAAATCTTCCTATGCATACTCTTGATGATACGGGAAATGCGGAACGGATGAATGATTTTTGTGGTAATGTATTCAGATATAATTACACTGACAAAAGATGGATGTATTACAAAAATGGTGTGTGGCTCTATGACGACAGAGGAGCGGTTTTCATGGCTGCGGATGTGATTCTCGAACGCATGAAAATGGAACTGAAATCATGGACGGAGCATGACGGCGGTTCAATGCTGCAAAATTACCAAAAGCACATGAAAAAGACTCGTTCTCACTCCGCAAAAGAAAATATGATAAAAGAATTTCAGCACCTTGTGCCGATTTCTCCTTCGGAATTGGATACCCATAAAACGCTTGTCAATGCACAAAACGGCATTGCTGACCTCGAAACGGGCGTTGTATCTGCCCACAATGCAAAACTTTATATGACCCGTATGCTCGGCACGACAATCCCGGAAAATCCGAAATATCCTGTTCGCTGGACTGCTTTTTTGGAGGACATTTTTGGTGGTGATAAAGAACTTATCCGGTATATTCAAAAGGCTCTTGGCTACTGTCTGAGCGGTCTGACAACGGAACAATGTGTATTTTTCCTTTACGGCAACGGCAGAAACGGCAAATCGACATTTCTTGAAATCGTTCGTTTGATTCTTGGCGAATATGCGACAAATATCCAGCCGGAAAGCATCCTGATTCGCAATATGTCCTCATCAGCGAATACCGATATTGCAAGGCTCAAAGGTGCAAGACTTGTGACTTCCGTTGAACCTAATGAAGGCATGAGACTGAATGAGGGACTTATCAAGCAGCTGACTGGTGATGATATGGTAACAGCTCGTAAGCTGTATGGTGATGAATTTGAATTCCGTCCGCAATTTAAGCTCTGGCTTGCGACCAATCATAAGCCTGCAATCCGTGGCACTGACGTTGGAATCTGGCGGAGAATCCATGTGATTCCGTTTACGAAAGTCATTCCCGAAGATAAGGTTGACAAGAATCTTTCTGAAAAATTACAGCAGGAACTGCCTGATATTCTCGCATGGATGTTAGAGGGCTATCGTCTTTGGAGATATGAGGGGCTTGATAAGCCGAAGGCAATTCTTGACAGCGTAAAGGAATATCAGACCGAAATGGACGTGCTTTCATCGTTCATCGAATCAGAATACTGTACTTCCGGTGGTGAAGTCAAGGCTTCCCAGATTTATGCTGTCTATTGTCAGTGGGCAAGCGAAAATAATGAATACAAAATGCCCAGCCGTAAATTTGGCATTGAAATGTCCAAGCGTTTCAATAAAAGAAAAACTAACGGAAATGTCGTATACATGGGAATTTCTCTTGTTATCAACATTAACTCAAACTAAATATAGAGTGATAATAGTGATTATAATCTTCTTTATTATACCCTTTAAAATAAAAAATAAAAAATATAAATTAATATATATAATATAATATATATTCACTATTGTCACTTATGGAGGACAAAATGAAAATCATTCTCAATTTTAAGAATCCTGATGAGTTCAAACGGTTGGAACGTCAGGCTTATAACGGAACGCTTGACGTTTCGGACTTTCCGCCTGCGGAATATATGTATTTTTCTGAACTCCGCAAGATTTACTATGCTTTCAAGTTTGAGGGGCTTTCCAAAGAGGAAGCCTCTCATAAAAAGCAGATTCTGCTCGGACGCTATCATGAAGCAGTCGGTGAACATGAAAAATACTGTGAAGTTTACAAGGAATATCAGGGAAACATTCTCAGGGCAGGCACTCTCATTTCAGAAATCAACAAGGCAAAAAGCATTCATGAAATCGCTGTTCTTGCCTGTACCGCTATTGGATTGATGCAGGGGGAGAGAACCTTTGCTGAACGCATGAAACACAAAATGGAGGATATGCAATGAATGAAGCCTATGAAAAGTTAGCTGCTTCAATTATCGAGCAGGCTTTAAGAGACTACCGCCATGCAAGAAAGAACATTCTACAAAAATATGATGTTATCAATTCAAGAAATAGAATCTGTGAAATTCAGAAATTTCTCAAATCCAGATGGTTCAGATTTCTTTCTGAACTTGATGGTGAAAAACTGATTGAACTGATGGAAGGAGAATCCACATGACAGCAAAAGAATTTATGGAAGGAATCAAGGAACAGGACAGCCGGGTTCGCATGATGCGTGAAGAACTACATACTGTTCGTGAACGGCTGGACATATCCGGTGTCAATTATGAAAATACAGGTTCAGTAGCTGCTACCAAAAAAACAGACAGCATGGCAGAACTGATTGCTGAAATGATTGATTATGAAAGTGAACTTAAAAATGAAGAATGTCGTCTTGCAACAATGAGACTGAAAGCAGTGTCTTGTATCAATAAACTTACTGACAGCAGAGAACGTGATGTGCTTCGTCGCTGGTATCTGTTGCATCAAAGTGAAGATGAAATCCGAAAAGCAATGGGATATAGTCAGAGTATGATTTACAGCTTCCGCCAAAGAGGTCTTTCCCATCTTGAAAACTTCGGAAAAAATCGGAAAAATTCGGAATGAAAATAGCTTGACATTCTTGAAAAAATATGATATGATAGATAATAGAAAATTAGATATACAACAAGCCTTTGCGGAGTTTCCGTGAAGGCTTTCTTTATGCCCGAAAGGAGTTTATTCTATGCTTGCAAAGAAAGTCATGAGAAACGGCACTGACATCGACAACCGCATCATTGAACAGATTACCCTGCACCGTATGTGGAAGGAACTGTACGATACGGTTTCCTATTCCCCTGCACTTCATAATCTCATTGAAGATATTCTGGAAAACAAAGAAACAGAACTGACGGAACTCATCCGCATGAAGGACAGCCTTGAAAACATTATCATGTCGATTGGTAACTGTGACCAGAGGGAAATCCTCCGTCTGCGTTACTTTGATAATTTGCCGTGGGACTGTGTCGCTGACCATCTTGGGGAAGACATCGACTGGGTGAAGAAACAGCACCGCAAGGCTCTGAAGAAGATTCATGTAGAATGTACTTGTTGTTGTGACTGTGACGGAGATGATTTCGATGCCGATGAAGAGTAAGAAGCCCTGCAAGCACCCAGGCTGTCCCAACCTGACTGACGGCTTGTACTGCGAACAGCACAAGCATCTGTATCCTGACCGACCGTCAGCATTCAGGCGTGGCTACGGAAGCAAATGGCAGAGAATCAGCAAAGCATATCTTCGCAAGCATCCGCTGTGCGTGAAATGTTTAGCCAAAGGCAGATACGTTCAGGCGACTGTGGTTGACCACCGAGTTCCTCATCGTGGCAATTATGAACTGATGTGGAGCGAATCAAACTGGCAGGCACTCTGCAAGTCATGTCATGACCGCAAGACAGGCAATGAGGACAGCACACCGGAATACCGCTACTGATGGGGTTTTCTTTGAATATGACCGCCGGGGGATTGATTTTCTCTGAAATCAAATCTTGGAAAGACCGGGGTCCAAAGTTTTACAGAAAAATCGGTATTCAAACGGCCTATTGACCTATTAAATTAAATTTTCTGAAAGTATAAATTTTTTCGATGCTTACGGAAAATTTATACTTTTTTTGTGCCTCTGCGATATTACGCAGAGATTTGATATTTTATTAAAAAAATTCAAAGGGAGGAGGAATTCAAACGTGGCAAAGGACGGTACAAACCGTGGCGGTGCAAGACCCGGTGCAGGCAGACCACGAAAGGCTCTGACCGAAAAAATCAACGAAGGAAAACGTGCCGAAGTCATGATGCAGCCTGCGGAACTGAAAGCTGCTGAGATTCCTCCGGTGAAAGAATTCATGACCATGATTCAGCGTGACGGTACAAAGCTGTATGCGGAAGAAGTCTATAAAAACGTCTATGAGTGGCTCAAAGCCCGTGGCTGTGCGGAACTTGTCAGCGAATACCTGATAGAGCAGTATGCCATGACCGTTTCGAGATGGATTCACTGTGAGGAGGTAATCTCGAAAACTGGCTATATTGCGAAACACCCGACAACTTCTGCTCCGATTGCATCACCTTACGTTGCAATGAGTCAGTCATATCTGAAACAGGC